ATTAAAGGACACGGGGTCGTGGCCATAGATTCAACACCGTGGCGCAGTTTTGAACACATAGAAAGACTAGAGCATATCTGCAAGATTGTTCTAGCATCGGGAAATTATTAATGGATATTATTATAGCAACGTTGGTGATGACGCATATCACAATAGTGTGCGTTACACTGTACTTGCATAGAAATCAAGCACATAGGGGAATTGAATTTCACCCAGCACTGAGTCACTTCATGCGTTTTTGGCTGTGGATGACCACAGGCATGACTACCAAGCAATGGGTAGCTATCCATCGCAAGCATCATCAGAACACCGATGTAGAAGGTGATCCACATAGTCCACATGTATTTGGTATTTGGCAGCTAGTCTTTGGAGGAGTTAAGTTTTATAATCGTGCAGGTAGTGATGCCCATATGGTTATAAAATACGGAGCAGGTACTCCTAAAGACTGGATTGAGCGAAAACTTTATACACCTCACCATCGCCTTGGCATTCTCTTGATGTTGATCATAGATCTGTTATTATTTGGGCCATGGGGATTCTTAGTGTGGGGTGTTCAGATGATATGGATTCCGTTCTGGGCTGCTGGATTTATTAACGGTGTCGGACACTGGTGGGGATATCGTAATGGTGAAACCAAAGACCATTCGCATAATGTAATGCCTTGGGGCATACTGATTGGTGGAGAAGAGCTACACAACAATCATCACTTGGATCCTGCCAATCCTAAACTAAGCCGTCGCTGGTTTGAATTTGACATTGGTTGGATGTGGTTTAAGTTATTCAGCTATGTAGGATTAGCTAAACTTAGAACATAAAAAAAGGGCTCCGAAGAGCCCTTTTTTACTATCAGTATATACCGCTATGCGGGGGATATTATTTCTTAGTTGCACCGTTATTTACAAACGAATACATTTTTTCCGCAGTTTCTAGAACTTTATCTAGTCCTGGAAACTCTGGCATACCAACTGTAGTAACGATCTGACCAGTCTTCTCGTCACGCTTGGCAGTCATTTCCCAACCTTGGAACTTTGAGTGGAACTCATCGCTTAACATGCCCTTGGCCATGTCCAAGATATCTGTGCGGATTTCATATCCGTTTTTATTGAATTTTACTTCTGGTAGTTTCATTTCTGGTGTGAAATTTGTTGTAGACATATTTTTCTCCTTGTGTGTATGTGTCTAATTACTGCTTATTTTGCCGAACTTACGGCAAAATTCTTTACAACCAGCTGACTCAATGTCAATGCATTTTGACTAGCAGTCTTAAAGAATGCAGTCTGTGCGTCGATGACTTCGATAAAACCGGTTTTGATTGTTTTGTCAACAATGAATGTGTTGACTACATTTTTTTTAGCGTTTTGTACGCTGTCAATGATTACGTCTGGTGAAAACATTTACTTCTCCTTAGTGTGTGTATGGTACTGTTAACAACTACTTATCTTTCGCTGTCAACGTAGTATATATGCTTTTAGCTCTAGAAGCAACTTATTTCTTGAATTTTTTTGTTCGTTCTTTGATAATTTTGATTACTTCGTCGTTGAGCACCACTTCATAGTGGTTGTAGTCGACTTCGATCAGTTCCATATCCACATGATGCTTTTGACTGTCAATGCTGACTACCCCGTCGTTGGCCACTGGTATAAATGGACTTTGCCCTTTAACTGTAACCACATTAGTCCACGGATGCTGTATCTTGATTTTATTGGCCTGTTTCATGGCCCAACTGCTGGGACCTATATCGCGCATGAGTCTACTGAACGGCAGGAAAAACTGTGCAAAATCTGCCACTTCAGCTCCTCCATATGGTGTACTAAGAGTCACTGCTCCTAGAACCTGCGTTGGAATAGCATTGGCAATATGCAGTGAATAGATACCGCCCAAACTATGTGCTATAAAAAAAATATCGTTAACATTCGACAACTGTTGGATTATTTCTTTTAGATTGTTTTCAAACCCGTTGCGACTGTCATAGTCTACAGATATACCTGTACCTATTTTTTGTCGAATGTAGTTAAAACTTTCACTTGTGGCACTGGCACCATGTATGTACACAGGAGTCATTGATTACTCCCAAGCTGCTGGTGCTGGTATATCGCAGGGACCTTGTGCAGGTTCTGTGCCGTAATCCGCTGGAGTAATAATTTCAAGATATTCCATGTCTGGACTGTAATCGTACAAGTAATGCACAATGCCCGGACGTTGTTGTACACAGTCGCCCGCTTCCACTAAATGGATCTTGTCTTCATACATGAACTTGGCCCAGCCCTTTAACATGTAAACGATTTGGAACTCGGCTACATGAATGTGCCAGCCTGTGCCACCCGAGTTTTCTGGGGGTAAGTTGGCTCGAGTAATGTGTGCTAGAACCCGACCGTTGGTAGCGTCTGCTACTCCTAGATCTTTGTAAAGAAAAAAGTCACGTAAACCGCCACCTTTAAACTCTACTTCAGAACCTTTGACGTGTGAAAACTTTGTAGTCATCTAGAAGACCTCCTGTGTGTATGTATATATCTCTTGCACTGCAAGAGTTAATGCTTAGTTGTTGTAGACGGCTTTAGCTTCTTCTACGCGACCCTGACGAGCAAGGCTAGCCGCATAACGTGCTTCGCCAACGGCTACTAGCACGGTCCAGATATAGTTTAAAATTGTTTTCATAGATAAGATTCCTTGTGAGAATTGAATTGTTGGATGTAGTTTTCCAACTGTGCGGCATCGGTAATGCCTTTGGTACTTAGATATGCATCTAAGCGGCTTTGATAGCTGCTACCTGGAAACATTTCGGATAAACGTTCTAGGATGGCTAGCATTCTGTTTGATATGTATTTCATGTAAGTCCCTGTAAGTGTATGTAGTACTAATGGTTTCTACTGAGTATTTAGTTAGTTGTTGTGCAATCGCACAATTTCTTAGGCTTTGCCCTAGATTCTAAGTTAGTTTATAATGTTAAAACTTTGGGTAAATATACTACCACTTCGGGAAACACATGAAATTAAGAACTCGATCGATTCTGCAAGAGCTGAATGAAATAGCAGAAGTACGTAACAAAGACTCGCTGTACGAGGGCAGAGCTGTTAACATCATCAATTCTGCTATCAACCTAATAGAAACTCTGAATGAGCACTATGGTCCAACTGAGGCTGATGAATTAGAGCGCAGATTGATTAATGCTATCAAAGGCAAAGAACCTGCGAAATTCACCCGAGGCATACGTAGAATAGCTGAGTCTAGAAAACAAAAGAAAATATTGGAAAATAAAGAAAATGAGTGATCTATTTGAAGGCGGTAACATATTCAAAGATGATGCTGGTACTGTACTAACCAAGAGAATATCTAAAGCAGATGTACTGCCCACTGTGCAGTGGTTGGAAAAAGTCACAGGTCTTGAACTCACAGACCACATGTTAGGTACCACTGGCAAAAAAGAGACCAGCGGCGATCTAGATCTAGCCATCGACGCCAACGAAGTTAATAAAAATGAATTTGCAGCCAAACTTAGTCAATATATTGCAGATGAGGGCGGCGATCCAAAAGAATGGATTAGAAAATCCGGCATCTCTGTGCATTTTAAAACTCCCATCAAAGGAGACCCAGACAACGGATATGTACAAGCTGACTTTATGTTTGGTGAGCGTGAATGGATGAAGTGGAGTATGCAAGGCGGCAAAGAAGGATCAGAACTCAAGGGTTCACACCGCCACATGATTCTCAGCAGTATTTCAAAAGCTAGAGGACTAAAATGGAGTTTCCAGAACGGTCTAATGAATCGTGAAACCAACGAAGTTATTACCAAAGATCCCAACGAGATCGCTAAGAAACTGCTAGGTCAAACAGCCACACCTAAGGATCTACAAGATCCAGAAGCAATCATTGATTACATTATTAAACTACCTAACTACGAAGAACTGATAGCAGACGCTAGGCAGTCGCTAGAAAAGGAAGGTGTCAAACTTCCAGTAGCAGGTAAGGTGGAAAGTTTTCAACCGGGATCAGGTGCTTGGTTCCGTAAGATGATCGAAATCGTAAAATGAGAGCGTTTGAATTCCTAAATGAGGGATGGAGTAAAAAATACAAAAGTTCCATCAACTGTTCAAATCCAAAAGGATTTAGTCAACGGGCTCATTGTCAAGGAAAAAAGAAAAAAGAATCTCTAGGCGAAGGCGGATGGGATACTACTTTAACACAGGGAACAGTGTTGAAGCCAGCTGCGGTCAGCAGAGCATTGGATGTGGTTGATCAGTTTGTTAAAGATTTTAATGAATACCTCAAAGACAAAGATCTAAGTCCGGTACAACGTGGTAAGGCCACAGGCAGCAGTGCTTATTACAAACAGGATCAAGAAGAGGATCCTGATAAAATTTACGGGGACGTTGACCTACAAATGATCGCTCCCCCTATAGAAGGAAAAAGCTACGGACAATATTCTGCGTTCTGGAATAACCTAGCTGACGAATTTGTTAAAACAGGTGCTGCTCCCTACGTAGATAATACTGAAAGCAAACCCGGTCACCCAATTGTAAAAATAGGGGACAACGAATATGTACAGATTGACTTTATGTGGCACGAACCAAAGATGGCTGATTGGGGTGCAACTCGTGTGACTCCCGAGCGCGGTGTCAAAGGATTGTTAGCTGGCAACATGTACAGTGTTACTGGCGAAATCATGGACATGAGTATTCAACATGCCGGAGTACAGTTAAAAGTTATAGATAATCAGCGTGTGCCGTTCAGCAAACAAAAAGACACAAAAACAGTTACAGTTACAACTGATCCCAAGACTTGGTTGTTGGACATTTTCAAATACCAAGCAGAACAAATGAATGTTAAAGATGCCGAGGCAGATAGTCTGCTGACAGCGAACCCGGGTTCAGATATCGCCAATATCAAGATCTCGGCAATGGCCAACGGTATCAAAGGATTGGCCAAGAGCTTTGAAGCCAATGAAATGTTTGGTCAACAAGATCTAGCTAAGTTTTCATCAGCTGATGATTTCTTAACACAGTGGATGAATCGCTACGAAGAAAAAGCCATGCTTGATGTCAATGCTAAGAAGCGCGACAAAGCAGAAACCCCCGAAGCCAAGGCCCGAGCCGACAGCGACAGAAAGAAAGTATTGCAAGGCCTTGAGATGGTCAAAGGATTGTTTTAATGAGAGCATTTGAGTTTTTAGTAGAAGCCAAGGTTGGACGAGAACTGCAACATGCAGAGGATCTCGTTATCATCGAAGGCTCAGCTGGCGGAATTCGCGCTCTTAATGCTATAGCAGGTCTTCCCAAGGATCTTAAAAATCTGCGCATCAAGTGGGACGGATCTCCAGCTATATACTTTGGCCGTGACGAAAGTGGAGAATTCTTCCTTACAGATAAAAGCGGATATCTAGCCAAAGGCTACGATGGCAAGGCCAAGAGCCCAGAGGCATTGAAATCCATGCTAGGCGGTCGTGGCAAAGAAGTAGACGAAAAGCGTCAACAGTTTATTGGCGAAATGGGAGAACTGTTTCCCAAGATAGAATCAATCGTCAGTGATAAGTTTAGGGGCGTTATATTTGCCGATGTGCTGTTCTATAACAAGCCCCCAATGAACGATCAAGGAGAGTTTGAATTTACTCCAAATGTGGTCACATACAGTATACCTGAAAAATCTACATTGGGCGCACAGATAGACAACAGCAGTGCTGGACTAGTCATGCATAAATTTAATGACGCACCCATTACAGGTGATGTTCCGGGCATCGACAGTAACGCAGGTGTATTTGTTATACATCACATACAAATTACCACACCCCCTAAAATTGACGCATCTGCTGTAAATGCAGCCAAGGGAGTATTAAATCTCAACAAGATGGCCATTGACAGCTTATTAGATGACGGCAAGTTAGCTGCGGACAAACTAACAGACTTTAAAGCCATACTGTATAAATTTGTTAACAGTCAGGTTGACACCGGTAATCTTACTGGCCTAAATCAAAAGTTTGATCAATGGTTGGCAGGCAGTGGCGTTTCAATTCCCAAACAGGAAAAAATTAAAAAACTTAGAGCAGAACAGGCCAAGGGATTTGCAGCCATATTTGATGCCTGGGAAGCCATCATGCAGGCCAAAGATGCTGTGATCGCAGACATTGATCAAAACAGTCCTGTGAAACAAAGCGTGGGCGGTAAACCAGGCGGCGAAGGTTACATAGTGGGCGATATCAAACTAGTGCCTAGACTGCACTTTACCATGGCAAATCGAGCCAAAATACGCTGATCTCGCACGTTTTCTCCAAAGCAATATAAATACTATGCCGGCCTCTGAGCGAGGTCATTGATTAAGGAGAAAATATCATGGCAGATTTAATTTCACAAACAGTTGGTTCAACAACTTTCGGTGCTAACTTTGAACAAATCGTTAACACACAAGGCCTAAGCGGTCGTCTATTAGTATGCACAATCGTAAAAGATGCAGGCGATGCAACAGAAGCAGAATTGGTAGCATGTCTAAAAGCACTAGGTAATGCTGGTGGTGACGGTACAGGTTCTGACATCGGTGGTCCAGATGCATTCACAGTAGCAGCAGTTTCTGACTTTGACGGTACAGATCCAGTTTACGTTGTACTACAAGGTACAGGTACACCTACTACAACTCCAGTAACTGGTTTCACACTAGCTATTGTAGCAACACTAGGTCTAGCAGTTTAATATTTCCTAGGGATGGGAAGACTAAGCCCACTTCGGTGGGCTTTTTTACGACCATGATTTCTATAGGTGTAAATAGTAGCAGATTATGCCTAGATACAGAATTATTACTTTGATCGACATTACCAGAACCAATGCTGGTAAATCGGATCCCAGCGATTTTAAAATCAAACAACAGCAGAACTTTAATAGTCTTAGACAGGCCATTGAATTGAGATCCAACGTCAGCTGGACCTCCGATCCCAAAGAATTTAAAGGAAGACTTCCTGCACCATTAGAAGGCAAAGCCACGCATTGGATCTGGGAGTTTGATGTTGAACGAGAAGACACATTCTTAAAAAACAGCGATCCTGTTGGATTATTATTAGACGATCTAAATGGCGTCCCTATCATAGATGGGCTAAATAATACAGCAGTTATTGATCCTGCAGCATTTCAAACTCGAGGTTCGGATACCAACATCTGGGTGAGTGAATTACGCTAAGTCGGATAAATAAATGTTACAAAGGCACATACAAGGCAGTTACTAACTTAGGCACATGGCTCGGAGCGAGCACTTGACTTAACATACAAGGAAACAGCCACAAATGGCCACTAAAGAAGCTGTAGCACAACTAGCTGCACTACCTGAGCGGGTAGCGGTAGTTGAAATCAAAGTAGAAGCAATCAATGA